TTGGTAAAGCATTTTCTAATCTTGGTTCTTCATACAGCAATCAGCCCGGTATTTACAAAAAAGGCGGAAAGGCCTGTTAATGCCATACAAGTCTAAAGATCAGCAAGCCGCGATGTATGCGGCTGCTGCTGGTAAAAGCACATTGGGTATTCCTAAGAAAGTTGGTAAGGAGTTTGTGAAAGCTGGTCCAGCAAGTAGCAAACTGCCTAAAAAAGTAACTAAGCGAGCCGCTGGCCGCGGAAGGTAATATGGCTTATAGTGGAACAACTGGTCAGACAACTATCAATGTCGACCAGTTAATTTCTTATGCGTATCGTGATGCTGGTAAAACGGCAGAAGAAGTCACGCCCGAATATATCAACACAGCCAAGCAAGCGCTGTTTTACAACTTGCAAAACTTGTCGAACTTGGGCGTTAATCTTTGGTTGTTAGAAAATCAATTGTATGGTGCGTTAACAGCGCAACAACAATTAGTTCTGCCAAAAACCACCATTGACGTAAGAGAAGCTAACTGGGTGTACATTGTTAATTCATCTGCGGCAGAATACTTGCCTGCGGATAACCCAGAATCGCCCGCTGTATTTGCCCAAAACCTTGAATTGGTATCAACCTCAACTGTTGGTGAAAATTGGTTTGGTCTGCAGTATCAAGGCTCCAACCCAGTGTTCTATGTAGGCTTTAATGCCTATGCGCCAGCTGGTGGTACAGTTACCTATAACTTCGCTTATGAAGTATCTAATGATGGCATTAACTGGACAACTGTTCAGCAATTCCCATCAATTACGATGACCGATAAGCAGTGGCAGTACTATAACATTAGTACCACCCCTCCTTATCTGTACTATCGTTTGCGTGAGACTGTAGCTCCTACATTCTCCATTCGTCAGATTGTATTTTCAACTAGCCAACAAGTTATTCCCTTAGCTCGCTTAAATCGCGATGACTACTGGAACTTGCCAAATAAACAATTCCCATCAGTTCGCTCATTACAGTATTGGTATGACCGCACCATTGAGCCATCCATGTATTTGTGGCCGGTGCCAAACAATGACTTCCAAATGTTTCAGTTGGTTGTTGAAAAGCAAATGCAAGATGTGGGTTCACTGACTGATCAGATCTATGTACCAGATCGCTGGATTAACTGTGTGCAAAAACAGCTGTCACACAGCTTGGCATTACAGCTGCCCGGTGTGGAGTTGACTCGCATTCAATATTTAGAAGGTCAAGCTGAAAAAGCGTTTATGGCTGCTAACAATGAAGAACGCGATAAGTCGCCAATCTACTTCCAACCCAACGTGTCATACTACACCAGATGAACACTTCTTTGTATTGGATCCACCATAAAGACCATACTGACATGTTTAGTCAGGGGTATATTGGTGTTTCTAAAAACATCGAAGCTAGGTGGTTTAGGCATAGCAAATATTCTGATAATCAACATCTTAAAGCAGCGATTAAAAAATATGGTTGGGACAACCTTATTAAAGAAGTTGTTTTAATTGGGGAAGAAACATATTGTTACGATTTAGAAACAAAAATTAGACCGGCCAAACAAATTGGGTGGAACATTGCTGAAGGTGGTGCAAAACCGCCTGTGTCACAATATCGCGGAAATAATTACGTTAGTCCTCTTAAAGGTAAGTCAAGAAAAACTCCTTGGATGTTCGGACGTAAAGTATCTGATAAAGAAAGAAAACTTGCTTCTGAACGTAAAAAAGTAAAAGTTAAATACAATGGTATTGTTTATGACAGTTTTACCGCACTGGCCAATTTTTTAGGATTAAAACACGCAACCCTTGCAAATAGGATCTATAGAAATGCCAAAAAATATGGCTATGAGGTTTTAAAATGAGTGTTATAATGACCTATAATAGTTTAGTGCTGAACATCCAGCAATATATGGAGCGTGATGACGCCGATTTTATTGCGCAGATTCCTAACCTTATTGCTTTGGCAGAATCATCAATTGCTGCCGAATTAAAAACCTATTTGCAGTTAATTGTTGTAGAAACCAGTTTGGCTACGAATCAAACAATTTTAAATAAGCCAGCTCGTTGGCGTAAAACCGTTTCAATGAAAGTAAACGGCCAGCCTGTTTTGTTACGTAGCCAAGATTATGTATCACAATATTTAGCTGAGTCTAGCAACAGCCAGCCTTTGTATTATGCCGACTATGACTACAGCAACTGGAACTTTGCACCAAAACCAGACCAAAATTATCCAGTGGAAATTATTTACTTTGCTGAAATTCAACCATTGGACGAAAACAATCAGCAAAACTTGTGGACACAAATTGCCCCACAAGCGATGTTATATGGCGCATTATTACAAGCTCAAGGATATTTAAAAGCCTTGGACAAATTGCCTGTTTGGAAACAATACTACACAGACGCAATTGACGCGCTCAAAAAAGAAGACAACTCTCGTCGCGTGGATCGCAATACGAATGTACAGGAACCCTAATAAATGACAACCCCAGTCTACACATCGCCCTTTACAGGAACTGTTGTTACTCCAACAGATGTATCCTACTATGCACTTTCTTTCGGTTCTTCCACACCACTCTATTGGCCATCTATTGTTAATCAAGGAATTGGCCAAGTACCTGCTGCTAGGATTATTGACTGCGTTTGCACTAGTGCTAATGCCAATGCTGCTATCATTACTTTACCGGAAGCAGATCAAGGCACAGTTGGCGCGGATATTTTGTTCCGCAATTTGGGAACAAATACTTTTACGATTAAAGATTATACGGGCGCAAACTCCGTTAGCGTACCAATGGGTATTAGCAAGTATTTTTATCTTACTAATAATACAACTCCCGGTGGTGTTTGGAATAACGTCACATTTGCGGCTGGTACATCTTATGCAGATGCGGCTACTTTAGCTGGAGCTGGCTTAACTACTTCAAACGGTAAATTAGCCGTAACTGAAAACGTAGTCGATGTAACATCTTCTCCTACTATTACTGATGCAAGTCGCGGTGCTACTTTTAACTGGGGAGCTGGCGGTGGCACATTTACACTTCCTCCAGTACAAAATTTATCAACCGGTTGGTGGATTGGTTTTAGAAATAGCGGATCTGGTTCATTAAACATCTATGCCACATCGCCAAATTTAATTAACGGTAATAGTGAGATTGTTGCTAATCCGGGTGATTCTGGTTTTATTTTTTATGATACAACTAGCGGTGGTTTTATTACTGTTGGCTGGGTTGCTCCATCTGCGGTTACTTTTAACTCAGCAACTTATGATGTGGATACCATTGTTGGTAACACATTTAGCTTAGTATCTTATGCGCCGATTATTCAAACATACATCGCGCAGTCTGGTACACGCACACAAAGTTTAGCAGTAACATTACCGGCCATTACCCAGATTTATATTCTGGTTAATAACACAAACCAAACTGGCTATAACATTACTTTCCAATGTCAAGGAAGTAGTCAGACACCTTTGGTATTGTCCGCTGGTAATATTTCTACAGTACTAAGTGATGGTACTAATTTATATGTATTAACATCATCAGCAACCGGCTTATTTTACGCAGCTAATGGTTCAGCATCATTGCCAGCATATTCATTTAACAATGATGTAACAAGTGGTATGTATTTAGTAGGTACAGGTGTTTTAGGTTTAACTGCAAATGGAACCGAAATTGTTAATATGGATGGTTCTAATCCATCGACTCCGGCAGTTAATGTGCTTGCTTCATTAAACGCCAAATCACTTGGCGGCGGGACATTCTAAATGGCAGCTGATAACGTTCAGCAAGATACATCGCAGTTTACCCGGATTTATACACTAGCAGTTCCACCGGGTATTAAGCGCGATGGTACTTACTTTGAAACCGATGAGTATACCGACGGGGTATGGTGTCGTTTTCAGCGCGGTGTGCCCAAAAAGATGGGTGGCTATCGTTCTATCTTTACCAGCTTGGTGGGTATCTATCGCGGTATGGTTGCGCAGCCATATAACGGTGTTAACTATATTTTTGCTGGTAACTACAAAGAGTTAGATGT